GACCTGCCGCATCCCGAGCCGCAGACGCATCCGCGGATGCCCATGCGCGACCGCGCGGCGCAGTTTGCGCCCTTTGCGGCGCTCACCGGTCATCGCGCCGCCCTTGCGGAGACGGAGCGCCGCGCCGCCGACGCGGCGGAGCCGGAGAACGAGCGGTTCTCGGAGCCGTAGCCTGCGGCGCAGAGCTTGTATTCAGGGACGGAGTATGTTTGGGAGGAGCGGCGGCAATACAGGCGCCATCGCGCCCCGACAAAACGTCAGGAGACGAAGCAGCCATCCGGCCGCCTCGTCTCTTTTTTGTACGAAGCCCCGCTCGTCGGAGCAGCCGCACCGCCAAACGGCAGACGCCGCAATTCGGCAAGCGAAGCGGCGGAAAAGCAGCGTAAGCGGCATGGGTAGAGGCGCTCTCAAAATTCTGCTATAATTTTTGGAAAAGCCTTGAAAATCATGTAGTATTTGCGGTCAAAGCCGTAATATACAGGTGAAGCCGGAAAGGAGGCGGTACAAGTGATGGAAGATGCAGGAATCATCGAATTATTCTTTGAGCGTTCAGAGCAGGGCATACGAGAGCTGGATATAAAATACGGTAAAGCCTGCCGCAAATTATCATACAACATTGTGAACGACCGGCAGGACGCGGAGGAATGCGTCAATGACGCTTACTTAGGCGCATGGAACGCGATCCCGCCGGTGAAGCCCGACCCGCTGCTGACCTACATCTGTAAAATCGTCCGGAACATTTCCTTGAACCTCTATCACAGAAAAGAAGCAGCCAAACGAAGCAGTCACTATACAATTGCTATGGAGGAGATCGAAGCCTGCATAGCAGCCACCAACGCAGTGGAAGCCGAGATCGAGGCCGTAGAGTTAGCTCATATCATCGAAAGATTTTTGGACACGCTGACCGTCGAAAACCGCGTTCTCTTTATTTTCAGGGAGGGAACAGGCACCCGCAAATTGCGCATTTCTGCCATCGGTATACTTTTGACCGTTCCGCCTGCAACTTTTTTGAAAATCGCTGACCGCAAGGCATCGGTGCACAGAATATACATCAAATAGCGAGAGTGGAGTACTTCTTTGCGCGGCTTGATAACATAGATACCTTCTTTGATGTTCCAGTTTATGGGTGGTTCACTTATCACGGCGGTTTCACCGATTGTCCCAGTTCCTGAAAAAAGCACATCGCCAACTTCAAGGTTGGAACGATTATTGCAGAGCCGCAATCTTCAAGGATGTTCACGAGCCGATTGTCGACCGGGACACCTTTGAGCAGGTGCAAAAGAAGATCATCAAGCGGACAAAGCGCCGTGCGCCGAAATCGGAGAATGGCGAAAAGAGCATCTTTTCTGATCTGCTGTACTGCGCCGACTGCGGTCACAAGCTGTGGTATCATAAAAACAGACGAACCCCGAACCCTTGATTTTTCAGGGGTTCGGGGTTTTCTTGTTACTAATGTGTGTATAGTTCAGCGTTCAGCGGCCTAAAATGTTCACAGGTTTGAACCCTATGGGATTAGTTCCACGGTGGCCTTCAGTTCGTCCAAAGTCTTGTGATTATAGACCCGGTTTCCCGTGTCCTTGGACACATGACCCATGAGCAAATCAATACATTTCCGGTTGGCTCCGGCGCTATCCAATTTGGTTTCAAAGGTGTGGCGGCATTCGTGCGGGGTATGATTCAGCTTCAGGGCCTTCATAATATCCGCCCAAAATATCCGGTATTGAGTTTGATTGCAAATCTTCCCATTGTAGCTGATCAGCCGGGGGCCACCTTCGGCAAGCCGCCGTTCAATCAAGGGCCTGATCTTTGGATGGATGGGAACAATGCGGTTCTTACCGGCTTTCGTTTTGGTGCCGCCCTTCATTGTGCCTTCCTTCAAGTCTATATCTTCAGGTTTCAGGTTCAAAAATTCAGAGATACGCCACCCGGAATATAGCAAGATCAAAACAGTATCAACCCAAGGATCAGACTGATGTTCCCACACCGTTTTGATTTCATCGTTGGTGAACGGAAGGCGGCTGGTGGGCGGTATTGGATCAGAAGTCAGAAGTTCAGAGAAGCACCGGTTTATTATATCCATTTCAAGGGCGAACCGGTCAAGGTGGCCCCACAGGTTCTTGATGGCCGCTTGGGTGCTATACCCTTTCCCACAACCATCAATGGTTTCTTGCATTTGGTAGGATCGCAGTTGCTTATAAGGTTTGTTCACATACGCTGAACAATGCTTGAACGCTGAACAGAGGGAAGAACGGTTGGATTCCCCCAGCTTCGGGGCCTTCTTTTCTTTCCAGAGGTCAAAAAGCTGTTGAAGGGTGATCTTGGCCCGGTCAACATCCCAAGGATCACGGTTGTATTCAGCAAGCATGATGTTCCCGGCTTCACGGGTTTCAGCATAGCCGATAATGTCATAGATGGGATGGCCTTTGTCATTCCAACCTATGGTTTTCTTCACAATGTATGGGCGGCGGCGATGGCCCGATAGCTTTGCAACCGTTCCATACCCGTTTGGATTTCGCATTATATCACCTGAACTTTCAAAATTGGGTATGGCAAAGCTAAACCCCATGTGATATAATGTTCAAAGGGCTTTGAAACATTAACTTCAAAAGGGTTTGTTTCGCCTGACCGCTTCCGGTGTGCAAGACCGGGGGCGGTCATTTTTTTTTGCATTTGTTCCATATCTGTTCCACTTAAAATCCTTGCGGGGTGTGGCTTTGAGAGAATGGAACACTTGGAACGGATATTATAATACTTCAAAGAGTAGATAAAAAAATATAAAAGAAAAAGAGTATATAGAGAACCGGCGCTTTATCTGTTCCACCTGTTCCAAAGCCTTGATTTTCCTGTGTTTTCAGGGATTGGACGGTGGAACGGATGTGGACAGATCGAGTTTGGCAAGTTCACCTTTGACCTGTTCCAGAACTTCAGGATATTCAGAATTAGGGTTCATGGAATATTGATCTTCGTATTTTTTCAGGGTGTTCAGATACCGGTTCCAATGGGTGGCTTTGGCCTTTGCGGTTTTCAGTTCATCAATCTTGGCTTTCTGATCGGAATAGGAATCCAACAAAACCCGTTCTTTCTGACTATCAGCCGCCTTGAAGAAAGAAGCTGGAAGATCAGATGTGTAAGGGATGATCCCGGCCTTGGCCGCTTGATCCACCGTCAGGGCTATTTGCATACCATATTCATACCGGGAAAAGAATGTTTCAAGGTTCTTTGTCTTTTCAAAGATGTTCAAACAATCTTGAACAATCCGCACATGGTTTTTGGCTTCTGCTACGGTGTAGGCCCCCGGCATGGATTTAATAGCCCGTTCCGGGTTCAGATTGGAATGAACCTGAACGGCGGGTTCTGTTTTGGGTGGGGCCTTCTGTTTTGGCTTTCTTTTTCGCAGAAGCAGGAACAGGAAGAACCCCATAATGACATCCATTATGATGAACACGGGGCGGAGTTCTGGCGCTTCCGTAAAAAACATGATTGTGTAGACGATAAACCCGAAACTGAAAAAGAAGATTCCAAAGCCTTTCAAGAACTTCTTCACCGAATCACCTTCTATCTAATATCGCTTTGGAAGGCTACGGCTTTTCCAAGAATTCTGATATGGTTCAGTTCTTCACCGGTATAAATCAAATCTTCATATTTAGAGTTTTCGGCTTTCAGAATCAGCAAGTTCTTTTCAGGATAATAGTTCACCCGCTTCAAAGTAGCTTCATCATCAATGATAACGGCGGCAATTTCACCATCATCAACCATATCCTGTTGCTGGATGAACACAATATCACCATCATAGATTCTGGCCCCAATCATGGAATCACCCCTTGCCCGTAAGCAAAAGTCAGCCTGAATACCGGCCCCAGCTTCCACATATAGTTCCTTTTCTTCATTGGCAACAATGGGTTTGCCACAAGCAATATCCCCCAACAGCGGGAAACGCTTGGTTTCAATGGGAAAAAGATTATCAAAGAACTTCAGTTTTTCAGCGTCAAGTTTCTGATTTGGTTCATTCCATCCCATGATATAGGCCGGTGTAGTATCTAATGCGTCAGCAATAGCCTTGATTTTAGATTGAGTAAGGTTACGCTGATCAAGTTCAATCTTATTTATTGAAGAACGGGATTTGTACCCTAATCTTTTACCAAGTTCATCTTGGGATAAACCAAGTTCTTCCCGGCGATTGCGAATTCTGCTTCCTATTGTGGACAAGTGAATGACCCCCTTTCTGTTACTAATTATACGGCGCTGTTGGCGGCTTGTCAACATATTTTTAGCTTTTTCAAAAAAGATGTTGACATTCTTCCTACATCGTGGTAGTATGTGAGTGTAGACAAGATGCCTACCGATTTTGAAGAAAGGGGTGATTGCCGTATGACCAACACAGAGCTGTTGCGTGAGAAGATCGACCAGTCCGGTTATAAACTTCGGTTTATTGCCAAGAAGATTGGAATTACCTATCAGGGCCTTTTGAATAAGATCAATAACCGTAGTGAATTTCGGGCCAATGAGATTCAGGCTTTGTATGATCTTCTTGGCCTGACGGAAGAAGAACGAGTGGCGATTTTTTTTGCCTGTTAAGTAGGCAAAAAGTCTACAAATGGAGTAAGAACCATGAATGAAGTCAGTTTGAAACCGGTCATTGATGAACTTGAAACCTTGTTTTCAAAGTTCAACAAAGCCTTCTTTGAAGGGAAGCTGGAAAAGCCTGTGATCACCGTTTCCCCGGATCATACCCGTGGGGCTTATGGGTGGTGTACCGGTTGGAAGGCGTGGCAAGACGGCACCAAGGAAGGCGGCTATTACGAAATCAACCTGTGCGCCGAATACCTGAACCGCCCCTTTGAAGAAACCTGTGGAACCTTGCTTCACGAAATGGTTCACCTTCAGAACCTTCAGGACAATGTTCAAGACACTTCCCGTTCTGGTTCCTACCACAACCGGAAGTTCAAGGAAACCGCTGAAGCCCACGGGCTGATCGTGGAGAAAGGCGAAAAGTACGGATGGCACAAAACCACCCTGAACCCGCAAGCTGAAGCCTTTGTGAAATCCCTTGGCAAGTCCGGGTTCTGTCTGGTTCGGCCCCGTACCAATCCGCTGAAAGGTTCCCGGAAGGGCGGTGGATCAAGTTCCCGTAAGTATGTTTGCCCTTGTTGCGGGACCATCATCCGGGCCACCAAGGAAGTTCATGTTCTCTGTGGGGAATGTGAAGTGGCCTTTGAAGAACAGGAGTGATAACCAATGAATGAAATAAACCCGAAACCCGAATATTGGGTTCTATCCCTTTCGGGTGGTAAGGATTCCACCGCCCTTGGCCTTGAATGGCTGGCCCGACACAAGACCGATCCTGTCACATATCCCCTTCATGAAGTGGTGTACTGTGACACATGGATGGAGTTCCCGGCCATGATGGAGCATATCAACCAGCTTGAAAAAATCTTCATGGATGCGGGAATCAAGTTCACACGGGTTCAAAATCCAAAATCTTTTGATTGGTTTATGTTTGAATACCAACCCAAGCGCCACAACCCTGAATTGCAAGATAAAAAAGGTCAAAGCTGGCCGGGGCCGCAAGCCCGTTGGTGTACTGCTGAATTGAAAACCAGAATCATCAATAGGTATCTCGCCCATCTTCGTGAAGAATACACCGTTATTCAGTTGATTGGCCTTGCGGCTGATGAAGAATACCGGTTGGAACGGGAACACAATCAGAACCCCGAACACCGTCACCCATTGGCGGAATGGGGTTGGACGGAAGCCGATTGTTTGAAATACTGCTATTCCCACGGTTTTGATTGGGGTGGCTTGTATGAGATTTTCCACCGGGTTTCCTGTTGGTGCTGTCCGTTGCAGAGCCTTGAAGAATTACGGAACTTGCGAAAACATTTTCCCGATCTGTGGGCAAAGCTGTTGGACATGGAACACCGGACTTGGCGAACCTTCCGGGCTGATTATTCAGTTGATCAACTGGAAATCCGCTTTGCTTTTGAAGATGAACGCCTTGCCGCTGGCCTTCC